GGGGGCATCACTCCCGAAGAGGCCAGACAGTTTCTAACTGAGATGGCACTGGACATGGGGCCAGAAAAGATGGCCCGTATTGAAGCTGCGGCGACAGAGTACGCTGACCTCTCTAGGTTCCTCCTAGACCGTGACGTGGCAGAGGGCTTCATCACCCCTAAACTCGCTGCTGAGTTGAAGGAGATGTACCCGTGGTACGTCCCCATCCAATATCAGACGATGTTAATGAAGCATGGGGAAAATGTCATGGGGAAAACCTTTTCAGTCACCTCTAGTAATTTGAAACGCCTCTCAGATGTGGGGTCAGCAGAGCTTCGGGAGTTGCCCACGGGAAGCCTGCTCAAGCACGCTATCCGAGCTGAGGTACGAGTACAGCGTAACCGTGCTGCCAAGGCTCTTATCCACAACATGCAAAACCATCCTGTTATGGCGGATGATGTAAAAAAGATAAGCGGAGTAAGGCCAGTAGCCGAAAAGGATGGAGAACTTATATTCCGGCGCCCCTCTGGCGAGATTGGCGGCACCATCTCCGTCATGGAGAACGGTAGGAGAGTCGTTTATGAGGTGTCTAAAGAGGCTGAAGCCTTTGCGAAGCGGTTGGGCGAGTCCCCGATAGGAGACTTCAATGTCTTGCTCAAGGCGGTACAGACACCATTCCGGCACGCTTTCATCACCTATCAGCCAGCCTTCATGGCGGCTCAGGCCGTATTTGACACCTTTACGGTGTTAATCACTAGGGGCATCATGCCTTGGGAAGTGGGCTTCCAGTTGCTGAAGAACCTGAAGGGGATGTTCATCTACGATGCCAAGATGGCAGAAATCATCCGCTCAGGGGGCAGCGTCATCGGCTGGCACGGGCGCTCGGCCAAGAAGTTGGCCGACGATTATGCCAAGAGTGGCCGAGTGGTCCTCTACAACCAGCAGACGGTCAAAAGCGCCATAACTCGTCCTTGGGAGTTGCTGAGGGACATCGGACACGCCATCGAACTTGCCCCCCGTCGGGCGGTCTACCAGAGGAGCTTGAGGAAGGGCATGACCGAAGCCGAGGCGGCTCTAGCCTTCCGACGCTCTACGGTGGACTTCCAGCGCATCGGCCAGTCCATGCGTCTTGCTAACAGTTTGTTCCTCTTCCTGAACCCAGCAGTCCAAGGGACCCTGTTGCCCTTCCGCACCTTTCAGACTCCAGGGATGCGGAAGATGGGGGCGGTAGGTCTGGCAGGGCTTATGGGTGGGGCGTTAGCCAGTTACGCTTGGAACCGCCAGTTTGAGGAATACGCCGACGTGCCGCTCTATGACAAGTACGGCGGCATGGTCTTCATGTTGCCGTCCAATGAATACGACAAACGCGGCAACAAGGTGCCTCATTACATCAAGATGCCCCCCATGCTCCGTGAGTTTGCCGCCTTCACTGGGCCGATAACCTACATGTTGGGCAAGATCGACAGCCAGTCCCCCGAAAGCACTGGGCAGTTCCTCAGCACCATGGTGCGGCAATTGAACCCGCTGAGTTCCGTCGTGGGCGGCGGTTTGCCTGTGCCGACTCAATTGGGTGAAACCCTTGTCGAGAATTGGATGAACAAGGACGTATTCCGTGACCGTCCCATCGTCCCTGAAGACTTGGAAAACCTGCCTGCCGACCAACAGTTCGACGAGCGGACATCCGAAACCGCAAGGCGGATAGGCGGGTTCTTGAATTACTCGCCCATGAAGATAGACCACCTAGTGCGACAGGGCGCGATGTGGGATCTCATGAGCGCCTTTGATAGTGGCCTCAGAGCGATTGATGATGACGAAGACCCTTACATCGTGGGTTTGGCCGAGCGGTTGAAGACCATACAAGAGGACTTCAAGCCAGAACAGGTGAAACTTGAGCGGAGAAGGTTCCTCGGTGCGCTCTCCCAAAAAGACAGGGACGCTGTTCTTGAGGAAGAACGTAAGCCAGAACCTAGAATGCCTTTCGCCGAGAGCGTAAAACGGCGGTTCTACCGCACCCAGAGCGGGAACCTCTACAAGAGTGGTCAGGCGGCAGCGCAGAAGGCCACTGGCATAGACCCCAAGCAGACTCGTGAAGCCTCTATCATCATCGGGAATGAGATGGACAAGTTGCAGACAACCCAAGAACAGGTTGATGCTGCCTTGGAAACTGGCAAGATAGACCATGCTCAGTGGCGAGGCGTGCATAAAGACAGCGGCAAGCTCTATCAGGGTGTCTTGGGAGTCATACAGACCCGGTTCCCTATGGCGGGACAGGTGGCAAAACCGGCAGACTGGGTGGACTACATGAAGCATGTTGCCACCGTGGGCAAGACCATGCCGGACCGGCGCTCAAAGGGTGATTTGCTGTATGCGGCTTGGAGAGGCATCGCACCGGAAGAGTTAGCGCCGGGGACGGATATTTATGACTGGAACACCTATTACCAGCACCGGGACGAGTTCATGGGGAGTCTATCTACGGCTGACGCTGCCCTGATCAAAGAGTGGCGCCGGTTAACGATGACCCCCAAGGAAGTGGAATATGACGAAGACATGGACGTGCTGCGCCCATACTGGCAGATAGAGGACGATTTAATCGGAGGTCTGTCACCGAGGGCGCAGCAGTATTGGAAGCAGTACCGTGCCGCTGACTCTGGCTTGCGTTATATCATCCAGAGTCAAGGCGACTTGAGGCCGCTGCAAGAGGAACTGGCTAAGAGGAGACAGGCTTACCGCGCCCGGAACCCTGATGCTGACGTTGCCTTGGACAAGTGGGGTTATGCTGGGAAGCCTATGACCCAGCCAGTACGGCGGCAATCGGTGGAGCAGTTCAGGGGCGTGATAGAGCAACTACCGTCACCGCCACAAAGGACTCCTACGCCTGGAATGGCCCCCAGTGCGCCAATTCAACCCCCTATGCGAGGCGCACCAGTGTTACCTAGCGGGGGACAGGCAAGGGATAGCCAAGAGATGCTAGAAGCGTTCCGACGCTTAAGACCAGCGGCGCGTTAATTTGACTTTTTTTAAAACTTCGTGCAATATTTAGCCAGAACGCATGTTCGTGTGCGTAATCAGGCATGACAACCCTCGATACAGAGGTATCTCATGACGCAACAAGAGAACCCAGAACTGGAAGCGGCAGCACCGGAAGAACAACCAGAAGCCACAGAGGCTCCTGATTGGCAGGCCCGTGCTGAGGCCGCAGAGACAAGAGCAAGCAAAGCAGAGAACGACCTGAACTCACAGCGGGGCAGGGGCCGTCAGACAGACCAATGGCAGAATCAACTCACCAACATAGGGGATAGGATAGGCGCGATAGAACAGAGCAATCACGCCATGATACGGGCCTTCTCCAGCGGTGATACCGATACCCTGCCAAATGAACTGTCTACTATCCAAGCCCAATCAGCTCAGACATCGGCCAACCGAGCATATGAGACTCGCTACGCCGCTCTGTCAGAGGAACTCCGGGCGGCTGTGCAGGACGGTGAGGGCAACCCGATACTGGACCTTCATCAGGCTCCCGAGCTTGAGACGGTACGCCAGCAGTGGGTGAACGCTCACAAGACAAAAGATATCGCTAGTCTAGCCTCGTTAATCGCTCAGACGCACCGGACAGTGCGCGAGGCCGAAAGAAATAACGGGAGCAGTTCGGAGCATAAGATTCGCAGTGAAGAGCGGAACGCTGCTCAAGAACGCATGGTAGATGCTGGCATATACGACCTAGATACTGGTCCAACTGGCGGCGGTGGCACAGGCCAAGATGACATGACTTGGTACTCCAAGACATACGCTCATATGGACAGCCCTACGCCTGCGGACCACAACCGGGCAATCAAGATAGGGAAACAACTAAAACAAGGTAGGTAAATAATATGGCTGCTGGCGACACTATCACACAGTCACTAGCTGACAGCCTTGATACCGTAGCGGCTTCCGCAAGGTCAGTCCGTGAGTATGAAGGCGTCATGCCCAACTTGGTAGACAAGGTTACCCTTGATGAAGGGTCTGGTACGGCTTGGCGTGAGATTTCGATGGCCCAACTCAATGCCCAGACCATCACCGAGACTACCACGCTAGACAACCCCCAACAGATGTCCGATACGGCCATCAGCATCACCCCAACCGTCACCGGCATTCAGACCTTGGTGACTGACCGGGTAGCTGCCCGTATCAATTCACGGTCCTACGCCCAACTGGGCAGTCTGGCGCAAAACGCCATCCAGCGTAAGAAGGATGAAGACGGCATCACCGTCCTTGACGGCGCGACCACTTCCCTTTCCGGCGCCGGTACTACCCTCGCTTCAGGGGTCATCGCTTCTGCTTCATACCGAATCAGCAGCAACTCCACCGAGCCTGGGAACCCGCCTTACCGCGCAGTCCTCCACGGCTTCCAGATAAAAGACCTTTATGACGAACTTACCGCCCATGTAGGGACTGCTGCTGGCGGCGAGACTACTTCGGGCCTGACCGCTCGTGTCTTCGAGGAAGGCTTCCGGGGCAGGATCAACAACGTGGAAGTCTATGAGGATGGCAACATCAGCATCGACAGTTCCGATGACGCCAAGGGCGGCGTCTTCGCACAGGAAGCCATCGTGCTGGTGCAGGGGCGCTCCCCTCGTACCGCTACGGTGCGCCGGGAAGACATAGGTGGCGGGGCCACTGTGGTCTACCTGTACGACGAATACGCCTATGGGGAACGCTCCGCAGGCAACTGGCTGTTTGAAATTTATTCGGATGCTACGGCCCCGACTTCTTAGTGAACCTGCGGCGGACTATATGGTCCGAGGCGCAT